GAGAGGTTCTGCTTGAGAAGTCCCTTCACAATTGCCAAAGTTGTGGAAAGGACGTAAGACCATAAACTGAGCTGGGGTAGTGAGGTTGGGCTTAGACCACCCAAAAGCACTAGCCAGATCTGACGAAGCTCGCAAAACCCAGGACGCAGGTCTCGCAATAGAAGAGAGCAATGGTACTCCAGCAACGGCCTCTGCGGCTCTAGAAGCGTACTTAAGAGCAGTAGAGATCGGTTTACCTTGAGCAATGGCTTCTTGCTCAGCTTCAGAACTAAGTTTCTGAGTCCTTCTCTTAGGTTTATCTCCTGATTGAGGAACCAGAGGGGCAGCAAATTCAGCGTTCAAAATAGAAATGAACATCTGAACTTCAACTCCAGTGGAACCAGAGGTACCAGTAGCTAGCACTGATAAAGGGGAAACGTAAATCTTCCCCCAATCCAAAATAGCAGAACTCACATTCATCCAAGGATCAGGACCGACCCAAGGAATCTCAATTTCAGCACTAGTATCTCGGCAATCCAATTCAACATTGGGAGCCTGAGTTCTTTGTGTCAAATCAATAGTGTGCGCTGCTTCATAGGACAAAGGACTAGCTTGCACAAAAGGTAAAACACTCATCAATAGGCGCCCAGCTTGAAACGGCTGTGCATTGATGACTAGTTTAACCTTAAAAGTACCTCTAAATAAATTATAACCTAACAACTTGGCTTGCCAGGCAGGTACACCAGTAGCATTAGCTGTGGTATAGGTCATAATAGGCGTATTAATAACATCAGAGGCTGTCCAAAAATAAGAACTAACTAAATATGGCTTAGCCAAGAATGATCTAATACTTGGTTCATCGACAGCTGAGACAGAAAGTCCAGTAACCCCAGACATAACCTTGGGGAAAGTGGTTCTGACTACATCAGCGTCGTCGACGAAAGTGGTGGTGATTTGTTGGGTCATAGCAGAAGAAGGTTCACCACCATGGTTTCCCATCCTTTCAACTTCTGATTCATTATTTGTATTATTTTCAGTGATTCGGTACATTTCACAGTGGGAGATGAATCAATGTCCACTGCTATCAATTTCAGGGATATTGTGGGGCTGCCACGGTGCATCCCTTAGCTAAATAGCTAACACCTAATTTTCCCGATCTACAGCTGCTTTAAAATTGAAACTATGCAGCTTTCGCAGGAGTGAGGGCTAATACATAGCCGGGGTGGTCCGAATCTTTGCTCTACACGATCGATGAGAAACAAACGGCGGGGGTTTTCCATAATACTTGACACTTGCATCTATAAACTTAGGTGCATACTTGTCAAAGTATGATGGTGCGTGCAATGATAACTCATACAAGGCTTGAGTTAAAACCTCATATTCATTATCTGGGGGCGCATTTCGTTTTGTCCAATATGGCATTTCCTTAATAGTATCAATATCAAGCGGGGCTAGAACTGTTTTATCAGCTACATAAAATCCCCGCTTGAGGAAAGTACAAAATTTTAAATCACGAAATTGGGTGCCCAGGGGGGTCTTATCGGCAGCAGTGTAGGAATACCCCAGATCCAAAAGAACCTGAGCAACTTTACTGGGCGTAACTAACTCCTTTAGTGTAGCCCTAACTGACCAGATATTGTCGTCCCCTAGAGCAATAAATCTTGCTTCTTTTGACAATAAAGAAATGACATGCACATAATCTACCTCAGTGGCAATTCGATGATCTTTGCCACAGGCTGCAGAAACTATTGCATATCGTAAAAGAATGTTATTGGCTATGGTGTTAAACATGGTTGTGAAGAAACTACCAGAGGGCATAGAACCAGCAGCACTCCAAATAACTCCATCGCACAAATATTGTGGATTGAGGAGTTCTTGAGAGAAGACACGTCGTACCCAAGTATCAACTTCGGGACAACCCTTATAATAACTCTCAGCAACTTTAAAAGACATACTATGTAAATTCTCTAAGATATTTTTATCATATTGTCTGTGATCACCATCAATACATCCAGCATCACCATTAAGAATGTGTCGATAGAGCATAGCCCATTCCTCACCATAGGGATTAACCCCTACGGCGCTACCATTCTTAATCCTATTGGACATCATCCAGCGAATAAAGTCACCAAAATACATTCTACAGGCTATTAGAAAGGCTAAATCGGTACCAGATATCATTCGGGTCTCACCCTCCTCATATTTGGCCAATTTGCGCCTCTCATCCTTAAGAAACGTCATAAATGCATGTTTATCTCGTTGGCCAATTTTGGCTTTCTCAATAATCATTAATACTTGTAACTTAAGTTTTTTGCAGGCAGGTGTTTCGAAGTCATACGGGCCCTCCTTGCCAAAGAAATCAGTTTTCCCTGGCCCCTCTGTATACATGCACAACGGGTACCCAGGACTGGTAGCTCGAGGGATTCCTTCACAAAACTCTATACCAGGAATTCCTTCAACAGCTTCCTCAAATGTAAACAAACGAGGTTGCCATGGTTGATTAGCCTCGGCATTCGCGTGCAAATGGTGTATGTACTCATCAGTTACATTATCCATCAATACTGAATTATAAGCAGGAAAACCTCCTCCATAATCTTTGAATGCTTTCTGTATAGGACGAACTAATTTGCCATCTCTAGTAAAATTTCTAAGACGAGCTGGCCTGGTTTTAGCAGGTCCCCACTCTCCATAGATGGCACTAGGAATTATGTTTGTTTTTGTAACAGAACGTGGAGCTTGCACCACCTCCATGGCCACCTTGTTAGCACAAGGCTTATCTGGCAAGTCACTCTCAGGTAACTTATGAGAGACATACATCTGAGGTTCCATAGGTATTTCATCATCATCTATATCAGGCACAACTATGTCTGAATCCAGCTCAGCCAAAGCTTTTGTAACCTGAAGATTGCTAAGAAAATAGGAAACACCATGTCCACTTGCAGAGCCAGCAACATGAATACCAAGAATAACTGGTTTTGATGTTTTCGGATTATGTCCATAACAGACAGACCCGCAATCACCAACTCCAGTTCTTAAACGATATTCAATACAGCAATCCACTGAATAATCTCCATAAGAAACATGTCCAAAAGAACCCTTAGATATCATCTGTAAAGGCCCAGTCTCCTTAACTACATTCAACATAATGTTAAAATTGTAATTAAAAAGAGGATGATCAATATCTATAAAATACTCAGTAAGATCACAATGAGCATGTAAGTTCTTAAAACGAACAAAGGCTATATCCTCCAGAGTTGTGTCACTCTGGGTAACGGCAGCTATAGTCAAATCCTGAGGTTTAAAACAATACTTAATAGTAGAGTTTGGCTTACGCAATTCCACGCTCGCTGCAGGATCATCAGGATCATTATAAAAACCATTATTGGACATCTCCAGCATCTTATCAATAAAATGAAAGGGTATGACAGCAACATTGTCTTTAATAAAAGTGACTGAACCACACGCTTCACGATCATGATTAAGAGCAAACAGATACGTGTTCTTCTTAAAAACTTTGTGAGCAAATTGTGACAAACCTTGCGAGATCGCAGGTATATCATTAAACTGTGGATCAAATCTACTCTGTTTAATAAAGCGGACATGCTGGTATTGTTGTCTAGCAGCAATAGGCGTTTTTTGTTTAATCCAATCATGGCGAGAATGAGCCTGAGGATAAACCTTAGAAAGGCACTTAACCACTATAGAAACAACTGGAGCTAGAACAGCTACTGCACCAATTAATTTAGAGAGGAACGGATGTTCTCTAACAAAACCAACTGAGTTACTACTCGCTCTACGAATTCCTCCCATAATACTAGAAAAAGTGGAAGAGTTCTTACGGATATATTGACTAACCACTTCAGGAATATCATAACAATGTAAGGTTATCCATGAAGTCATATCACGATCAGGAGTAAAAGTTAAAGCTATTTCACGAGAAACAGTAATGTTCAAATGATGAACTTTACTAATAGCATTCGCTAGCAACTCTCGATTTATAGCTAAAACTTCTGCGTCACCAATATCTGTCGAACCTATCTCGGAAGAACAAAGCTTAATCAAAGCTTCATCTTTAGTATTAAGCATAGAGACAGGTAAAGGAACAACTTGTGAATTATCCATTTGACACTCAAAGGTGGCCTGAGTTATACTACGCGCTAGAAGAACGTTGTTCATCATTCCATGGAAGAAACTCTTGGACTCAGAGTAGATGCCTTGTGGCTTCATACGATATTGCATGCCTTTGGCTATAGCAGTGTGCATATTAGCCAGGGCTCTATCCTCTGATTGAGTATTCTGTTGAAAATCAAAAACTAGTTTGTCCATCAACTGACGGTAGGATAAACCTCCGCAATTTTCACGGAATCTAGCTCTAAGAAAATCATAAGGGAAAAATTCATGAACATCTTCATCAAAAACCCCCTTACACTTGCTAATATCAAGTCTACGTTCCATGATGTCAACATTGGCATCTAGACAGTATTCTTTCCTAGGAGCAAGCCAATAAGATTCCTTAAATCGTCGTGTAACAGCCTCTGGTTTTGTAACCCCCATACAATTCTGAAATCCAGAAATATTGGTTGTAGCAAAAATAAGCTGATGTTGATAATTAGTAGAACCTTTATCAGTAAGGGCTGCCATAGTCAAGGGATATCCTAAACAATTTCCACCACGAATAACTTCCATATACTCATTTTGTTTGGTAATAACATTATTGGGACTCTGACCGAAATCATCGTAAACAATACAAAATTGTCCATGATCTGCGTCCCAAAATTCGTTTTCCCAAATTCGGTTAAGTATATAGTCATTAGGATTCTTCTGAAAACTCTCCAGACTATTATTATCAATGACTCTAGCGATTAATTCATGTAGAAGAGGAATGGATGAGTAACTCTTACCCACTCCAGGAGCGCCTCCAATCAAAATGCCAAGCGGAGTACGACGTGGGCCATTATGGACCACATTATTAGCTTTACACTTATCTAATAGAGGTTGGATCTTATTAAGCACCATCCTGAGAGCATTGCGACGATCCCTGGCACTAGGCAAGGAATTGGCCAACAAATGCTCCCCTCTCTTCTTTATCTGGTTAACACGCACAAAGAAATCAAAGTTTACATTAACTCCATCATCAAAATCATTAACTACAGTAGCGACTTCTTTAGAAAAATCAAGAATGTCACTATCAGCTAAAGAAATCAACTCAGGAACTTCTTTCTGCAAGACCTCACCCATCCAATTAAGGAATTTTTGAGCTCTTTGCATAAACCAAGAGACAAAATCTCCAACTCCTTTTTGAGACCTATCAAAAGAGCCTAGATCTCTGGCGAGAGCAGAAAAATTGCGAGATTTATAAGAAGTATGAAAAACTTTCATAAATAATAGAGTGAATAAGCCATCGGATATTGGATCAATAGCGGTGTCAAACTTCCCTTGAGGTTCGTAGGTGTCTTCAAATCGATCTAACATACAATCACCTGGTTCATTAGGCAAATAAAGTTGCTCTTCAGCAAATTTATCTGAAATCCAAGTGGTCAAAGCACTAACGGATTCAAATCCAAAGTGTTTGAGATATTCTAAAGTATCCTTACTTTTACGAATACCTTGTATGGTTAAACCAATAAGAATGATGGCTGCACCCCACTGTCTAAAATAATAAACATGTGAAGCAAAAGCACTCCAAACAAACAAAAAATTTAATGGGTCAGAAAGAACTCCATCAATCCATT